GGACAATCCCTCACTACTCAGGCAGAAATTGCGAGACTGGCTAAGCTACTTGGACAGACAGACGAAGAACCCGAAACCACTAAAGAAAACAGAAAACCTTTCGCAGGCCTCGGGGAGATGACCACTGTAGGTTGTATTGGAGTCGGTCCTTTTGGAAACAAACCAGCACAGGATCCAGATAACCCTTTTAAAAAGAAGAAGCGAAAAATCACTTCTGATTTCATCAAAAGAACAATTATGAAATAATGAGCCAATTACTTAGAGATGTTTACTCTTTTGGGGAACTTCAGATTCTATCTGAAGCAAAAGGATCTCAGGGAATGAGAGTCCGTGGTCTTTTCCAGGAAGCTGAGAAGAAAAATGGAAATCGTAGGGTTTATGGAAAGCCCCTTTTAGAGAGAGAGGTAACTAAGCTTCAACCACTTTTAGCAGAAAGACGCTTGGTTGGAGAGTTGGATCATCCAAAAGATGAAATTGTCCACTTGACTAATGCTTCCCACCTGGTAACAGGCCTTCATATGGAAGGGAATAAGATTATAGGAGAAGCGGAAGTCCTCAACACTCCTTCTGGGAAAGTGTTGCAAGAGCTTTTGAGTGCTGGTGTTAAGATTGGTATCTCATCTAGAGCTGTCGGAGGTCTTACATACGACGCTGACAAGGATTGCTATAACGTAAACGAAAATTTAAAGCTTATTACGTGGGACATGGTATCAGATCCGTCCTGCCAAGGAGCTTTTCCTGGGCTTGTTTCGGAGAATCAGGTTCTTTCCGAAGCCCAACTCAAAGCAAGAGAAGAAATTGACAATATTAGAGCTGAAAAGATCTATTTGAAAACTTTAAAAAACCTCTTGCACAAAAAATAAAAATTTTCTATTTTTTTTAGTAAACACCTGTAGATACTAAAGATAAGGACACCATATTATGACCAAAACTGTCAACGACATTGTAAAGCATCTTCCCGATGGAATCTCTGATTCTGGTATGGAAGAAATTTCTAAGTTGGTTGAGGATGTTGTCAACGAAAGAGTTGAAGAAGAAGTAAAAACCCTCGGAGCCAAAGTTAGCAGCTACCTACGAATGAGAATTAATGAATTCAAAGAAGTAGCGCTGCAAGAACTGGAGGACAGTGATGACACTTTCCGCGCTGTTAAGGTTTACGAGTCTCTTAAATCTGTTATTGCTGAGGATGTGGAATCTAAGGATTCCGAGTCCGCGATTACAGCTTACAAAGAAGAGGTTGCCAATCTTCAAGAAACCGTTGAACGACTCAACAGCCAGCTGTCTCATACTGTTAATGAGAATACGACACTTGAAGGAGCTGTTATGTCTCTGAAAGAGAACTTACAAGATCTTTCAGAAGTAACTAAGGAACCCTTCAAATCGTCGGAATCCGCACTCGTTATTACTAACGAGGACACCAAACCCTCCCACACTACTTCGGAGAGTGAGGCAAATATGTTCCTAACTGAAGACGTAATTCGTCTAGCCCAAAATTTAAATAATTAAAAGAAAGAGTAAAGAAAATGATTAATGAAAACACTTCCCAAGCTCTATGTGACAAGTGGGCGCCAATCTTAGAAGGTATCGAAGATCCTTATACCAGAGAATCCACTGCGGTTCTTCTTGAAAACCAAGCTCGACATGTTCTCGCTGAACAGTCTAAGTCTGGTATGCTAGAAGAAACTACTACGGTGGGTCAACTGGGTACCTTTCAAAAGTTTGCCTTTCCTCTTGTTCGTAGAGTTTTTCCTGAACTGATTGCTAACCGCGTTGTTGGCGTTCAGCCTATGCAAGGTCCGGTTTCCCAGATCTTCTATCTTGGTTACGACCGCGTACAACGAAACACGAAAGATTCAATGGCTAATGCCACTACACAATCTGTGTATGGTAAGTACCTCCTAACCTATCGTGGTCAAACTGCTGGTGCTCTCTTTGGAGACCTATCCGGCGGCGCGATTGATCTGGATACTACATCTGTTGGATGGGATTGGTCGGCTTTGGGTGGAAACACCGGAACCGGTAGTCCTGCTGCTGGTGCGGACGCAACATTCTCCGGTAACCTTACTGGTACTGTTGGCGAAGGTATCGCTTCCTTCCCAAGTAGTGTTCTTGGTGGTTTCTCCACGTCAGGTGGTGAAGTCATGGGTGGAGGGGGTCAAGCTCCTATTCCGGAGATTAACTTCCACATCGAACAACAGGCTGTTATTGCTGCAACTAGAAAGTTCCGCGCTCTGTGGACTATCGAAGCTGCGCAAGACTTGAAAGCCTATCACAACCTTGATCTGGAGCGTGAACTTACCGATCTTCTCGGCAAGGAAGTTGCTCTAGAGATTGACCGTGAAATCTTGGAAGATCTCCGTATGATTGCTTACGACGTATCTGCTTCTACTGCGGCTGGATTTAACCGTGGTGCTTTGGATTTGGGTAACCCCAACTCTTTCCCAGAAGTTGCAGGAAATATGGATGGTATCTACCAACCAGAAAAATGGACTTACGACCAGGCTGCTGGTCTAGGAACTTTGACACAGGGAACCAACAAGAACGTTTATTTTGTTGATCTGACCGCGACGAGCATGAACCTTGCTCCTCGTCATGTCGGTGAAGCATACTCGAACTTGCTGGCTGCTGTTAACTTCGCTTCCCAGGATATTTACCGTACCACTTATCGTGGTGCTGGTAACTTCATTATTACTTCCCCCCTCGTAGCCGCAATGCTTCAATCTGCAGCTAAGTTGGAAGGTGGTATGGNTCCTAGCGAAGCTGGTCAGCTTGGTGCTAACATCCAATATAAAGGACGTTGGAATGGTGCATACGACGTTTATGTCGATCCGCTTTGGCCTGAGGATGAAATTCTTGTAGGATACAAGGGTAACAGCCCAATGGAAAGTGGNTTTGTTTATGCTCCGTATATTCCGATCCAAATGCTTCCAACTGTTGTGAACCCGGATGATTTCCAACCTAGAAAAGGCTTGCTTACTAGGTACGGAAAAGCTTCCATTACTCCAGATGCGCGTTGGTACAGAGTTATTAGAATCGTTGGCGCTTCTACTAACTACTTGCTCCAGCCGTTCTCTAGAATTAGCAACAGTATCTCCTCACTGTCACAAGGTATAACTTGATCCGACAGTAAATAAAGGATAAATTTAATATGAAAGAAGGAGGTCCATGTGACCTCCTTCTCTCGTATATAAGAATAGGATACCTATCATGAAGTATAAAAATAACCTATCCCACGATGTAATGGTCCAAGGACCGAATTCAGTTCTTAATGTAGCTCCAGGTCAGATAATTGACCTACCGGACGCCACTAATTCCGGAGTTCTCACACTCGTCATAGATGAGAAACCCAAAAAGGTTGCTCCTAAGCCCAAGCCCAAGAAAGCAGCCACCCCTCCACCTGTTAAAAGTGTCCCCAAGGAAACTCTCAAGACTTATTTAGGAGAATAGAATGCCTGCTGGAGCAACAGTTCCAACCGTTCCTCAAACTTCTTACGGAAACACATTTGCGTTTAGAAAAGGAAACAGTGTATCTGTAACAGGCGTAGATCCAGTGGGAGAAATCAACTACGATACCTTGAATCGTAGAAGATTCACTGATATCGTAGAATTCAATAGTTTTTATTCTATCATCAAGGACAATATTTTGGCTAGGCTAGGATCTCCTGTTATAAGGGTAGAACTAACCGATTATCAGCTTTACTTGGCTATTGATGAAGCCATTTCCAAGTTGGATTACCATGCCCCTGCGTGGTGTACTCAATTCATGGAATTCAACACAAAAGCCAACTACAATACCTATGTACTTCCTCAATTTGTGATGAACAACATACAATATGTTGTATACAAAAAGAGTTTGNTNGGANTGAATTTAGCTGAAGGCACTTTGGAGTTTGATTTCTTCATCAAATACTTTCAAGANAATTTTCTGTTCACTGATTTTAATATTAGTGATTTCTTGGTTCAAATTATGCACCTAGAACAAATGAGGAAGATTCTCGGTAGAGATGGATCCTATCAAGTTGTAAACAACGAGTACGTAATGCTCTTTCCCACCCCGGAGGCCAATGAGGCAGTTATCGTGGAATTTAGAGCTTTGGATTCCAATACTTTGCATCCTTATTTCGTTGGATGGTTGAACAGGTATGCGACTGCTTGTGCGAAGTTAATCCTTGGTGGTATTCGTGGTAAGTATGATGTACTCCCCTCTCCTGGAGGAGGAGCAAAGTTGAACGGGGCTGCTCTCTCTGAGGAAGGTGCCAGAGAGAAACAAGAGCTTGCGGATGAGCTACTTTCAGAGATTGAAGAACCTCCAGCATTTACACTTTACTAATGGCTGATTTCACCCGCGAATATGACACAAAGGGTGCAGTAGAAGAATTATTTAACCCCCCNACTCCTCCCATAGTGGCTTTGGCGGACGATGCGGTTGCATGTGTAAAGTCTAAACTCAACATGTTTGACCCTACGAACCCCGACACAGGCCTTTTCAATGTAGTTGACGGAGAGCTTGTAAAGATCTCAGGATCTGAGTTGCTTATTTTTGCGTATGTTGCTGATGAAAATTATGACAAATTGTACGACGAGAACAGAGCGAAGACCCATTACAAGCCTCCCAAACTGGCATATGGTCATTATGATCCAAGACCTATTGAGGAGAATCTCTCTGAATTCGGCATAGAGCTCACCAATGATCAACTCTTTACTTTTAACAAACAAACAGTAGAGCGCCAGATAGGAAGGAGACTCATTCCGGGAGATGTGATTAAACCTAAGTTCCAAAACTTGTTTTATGAGGTATTTGAGGTGCAGGAAGATAGCTTCGAGGCTTATGGGGTATTTCATCTTGTTTGTTCTGCGAGGGTAATGCGTGACGCCTCAGAGGTTACTAAAACTATTACAGGGCAGTCGGATGCGGTTGTTGAGTCTGTGGATGGAACTACTCAGATGAGTAAATCCTCTTCACGGTCAGGTGCTGCAGGAGAAATGTCCCCAGCGCACTGCTTATACTTGGGGGACATGCCATATGAAGAACAGCTGGAATGGTACAGCAAAGCAATGGCTGAGTACCCGGACAGAAACTGGGTATTTCCAACAGAAACTTTCAACTTTCAAGGTGACCAGGATCCGAAGAAGGGCGGTTTGGTTCCGGTAGACCCGGGAGACCCACCCTCAGAGGAGGAGGATGGCAAAAAGGACCACGTCTGCCTCCAGTCCCTTCAGGCTATTGCCAATTTGGGTGCGGGCAGAATTCTTTATCAGGTAACCTCTGCTACGTGTGACCCCCTTCCTGGTGCTCTCTGTTTCCCGGCGACTTGTGCCGCTAGCGCCGGTGATACAGTTGTTGGAATTGACGTAGTAGGCTTGCTTGGAGGGTAGATAAGTAAATGGCAAATCCCTTGATAGAAATTCGTAAAGCCATCCAAGCTCTGGAGCTGGAAAGTGGACACACCCAGTCTGATTTTTACCGGGAATACACGCAGTTTTTAATAAGAAAGCTAAAAACGCTGAGCTTCATTGACTCAGAAGATAAAGCAGTTGTAGATATTCCTGTTTTTTATGCTAACCCAGAAAGAGCGATTGCTAAAATAAAAGAAGATAGGAATTTAGTTCTCCCTGTTATTTCAGTCGGAATTTCCGATATTGAGGATGCCTTTGATAGGCGTAGAACTAACATGAACGTTGTGTTAGAAAAAGCTTGGAATAAGACAACTCAGAGAGCTACTAGAGTTGTATCGGTAGCCCCTAAAGCGGTAAATCTTTCTTTTATGGTCAACTTGTGGGCTAAGTATCTTGAAGACCTTAACCAGTTGACTGAGAAAATACAACTCTTTTTTAACCCCTCTCTTGAGTTTAGAACTGAGTTTAGCAGCTATATCCAAGGCTTCATTACTCAGGTAGCTGACAACTCTGTTACAGTAGCCCCGGATAGGCAGGATAGAGTTTTAAAACGCACGATTCAAGTTTCAGTAGAAGCTTATATCCCAACGCAAAAATATCTGTATACAAACACAGGACGAATAGAATTTATGAGCTCTGATGTTGTTATTGAACCTTTTTTGAACCTTTCTGCTTCTGCTACAAAAGCTCAAACAATAACCGAAGGAATAAGGCAACAAAACTAACAGAGAAAAATACCTAAATGTAGGTGCTGGGATGCATAAATAACATAGAGGATTAATATGGTTATTATAAGGAATATTGGAAATCAAACAGAAGAGATTATTTTCTCCACGAGTTCAGGGTATGTGCATAAGTACCTTAGTGTGCAAGAGTCTGTAGGTGTCCCATCTTCATTTGTAACCGATCAAATTCGTAATCTGGCTGACCGTCAGATATTGTCAATCATAAAAAAGTAGGAAAATAAAGAATGCCAACGTACAACAGCCCAGGTGTCTACATTGTTGAGAAAGATTTCTCGGAGTACCCTCCGTCTATAAACTCGTCTATTGCCGGTGTAGTCGGCTTTGCCTCCAGAGGAGAACCCAACAAAGCTAAACTAATTACAAGCGCTGCACAGCTAGTGCAAGAATTCGGAAGACCGGACCGGGTACTTGGTGGTCAAGGTGTTCTTGGCGCCTTAGAACTCTTAACTAAGACTAATTCTCTTTACTATGTTCGCGCAATTAACGAGTCCGGAGTAGATGCATCTGCTGCTTGTGGTTATGGGATTTGTCCTGCTATTGGAGTTGAAGGGGGTCAAGCAGGGGGTATTAGTGATAATTACGTTGATTTCTTTTTTAAAGTAACCAATGATGTGTCGAGCTCGGTAACACCTACCAACAACAGAGAGGGTGATTGGTATAAACTTCCCGTTAATAAATGGACAGAGTCAATTCCTGCTGCCGGAACTAGACAAGCTGGAGGCAGAGCTATTTCAAAGGCAATGGCTGGAAGACAGTTGGAGGATTTCCCCTTCACTTTTGTATCTTCTACATCAGGAAATGGACCAATTGGATGGTTTGTCGGAACGTACGCTGGTTCAGGAGCTTCCATAGAGTGCTTCGCTAAGAGTGGAACAACTTCTGATTCTAGGGACGCCATTTGCCCCGTATTGAGTCCGGTATCTGCCATAACTGGAGAAGTTTCTGGAAATAACGACCCAGACAAGAGGTATCATAGCCACGCCATGGCTTATGGAGGCAGCGTCTCTGGTGGCGCTGCCGGAGGCACTTTCTTTACTCAGTCCTTGTGGGCTGGAAAAGGATACAATTATAGTTCTATAACCAATCAGAACACCACCAAGTACTACGGAGTTCAAATTAAGACAAAATTGAAGCCTGGACCTCAAACTTTGTTCCAAGTGTTTAATGACGGAGGTTTCGAGGAAA